TCTTACGGTGTCCTGGTGGATGACAAGCTGATAGGGGTATATGCGTTCTCTGCTTCCCCTACCCTGTCGAACTGGGACAAGCATATAGACACCCCGACCATGTACCTGCTTTCGGATTTCCCAGTATCCCCTTCGAAGTACAAGCGCCTTGCCAAGCTGGTTCTATATGCGGCATTGAGCAAGGAGAGCAAGTTCCTTGCTGAAAGGCTGACGAATAAGCGTGTCCGATCTTTGGTAACAACGGCTTTCACAAAGAAGCCTGTATCCATGAAATATCGTGGTCTGTTCCGGTTGCTCAATAAGAAGCAGCTCCCAGGCGTCGAAGAGGGCGAAACCGATGCCTCGAAAATCTACTACAACGACGGATGGCAGCTCAACTATGGTGCTGCCATGGGAGAATGGTCGCTTCAGGAAGGGCTTAAGCTCTGGAAGGAAAAGCACGCACAAATCGGAGGGGGTGAAGAGGCATGAACGTCTATGTGATTGAGATAGATCCTCGCGAAATCCTGCTGCTCGAGACGAACGCCAGGTATATGAAGCATGAGGAATTCATGCGCCTGGTCGATAACATCCGGAGAGACGGCAAGCTGACATCCACTCCCTTTTTGTGCAAAGAGGAAAGCGGCAGGTACAGATGCCTTTCGGGCAATCATCGGACAAAAGCGTCAATCGAAGCTGGCTTGCCACTGATCACGTGCCTTGCCACTGACGATAAGCTATCGGAGGAACAGAAGGTTGCCATTCAGCTTTCGCATAACGCGATTGCCGGCCAGGATGATCCTGCTACCCTCAAGCTGCTATATGAGCAGATTTTCGATGCGGAGCTGAAAAAGTATTCCGGCCTCGATGACAGGACGCTTGAATTGCTTGAAAAGTTCTCAGCTGCCAGCATCAGCGAAGCAAACCTAACCTTCCAAACCTTGAGCATGGTTTTCCTTCCAGACGAATTAAGCGCCGCCCAAACGGCCATAAAAACTGCCATCGATACTGTGAAGCACTCCAACATCGTTTGGCTTGCTCGGATGGATGAATATGAGCGATGGCTTGATGCTCAGGAAACCGCTTCTTCTGCCCATAACGTGAAGAACGTTGCGACCGCTGTTGATATCATCCTCAAGGTGTTCGAACGCAACTTATCCCAGCTGTCGGAGGCATGGGAGAATTCTGAGGATGATTCCAAGTGGATCCCGATAGAAACGGTTATCGGTCGGAGAAAGATTCCTGCATCCAGCGCAAAGGTCATTAAACAAGCCCTTGAGAAGATGGCCGGAACAAAGGACATTTCCAGCAAGAATCTGTGGCAGGGCCTTGAATTCCTCGCCGCAGACTATTTGGCAGGTGAATGATGTGGCTCCACTCACCAAATACAACAAGGATTATCACGATGACTGGGCCTGGTCACTGGCCATCAAAGGTGCTACAAATGAGGAAATGGCCCAGGCTATGGGCATAGGTTTGAGAACCTTCATACGGTGGATGTACAAAATCGTTGAGGATAAGGACGGTAAACCGATAAAAGATAAGGATGGTAAACCGGTAAAAGTCTTGACATCCTTTGGCGAGGCCGTAACAGCTGGGAAAGAACCATCTGACGCAAGGGCTGAGCGGAAGCTTTACGAACGTTGCATGGGCTTTGAATACAACGAAGAAGAACGCATCGTCGAAATGGCCACAGACGGTACGATCAAGCCCGTCAAGATCAGGACCGTCACCAAGCGCGTTCCACCGGACGTTATGGCCCTTATGTACTGGCTCAATAACAGAAGCAAGCAAAGCGGTGAATGGTCGCAGAGCCAGAATGTCAACATCAAAGGCACTGGCTTTGGTCCCGACCTAAGCAAGATGTCTGAAGAAGAGCTCAGACAACTTGCCGCGCTTGTGCCGCCTGATGAGCCGGGCAAATAAGGCCGGCTACTCGCCTGCCACACTGCAGGCCATTGCTCAGGCTGCAAAATATGAGCTGGCGAGAAAGCATTATGTCGATTACGTCCAGCTTGTGCATCACGGCAGATGGCAAAGAGCCAGACATCTTGACCTCATATGCTCAGAGCTGGAAAAAGTCATCAGCGGCGATACAAAGCGGCTGATGATTTTTTTGCCGCCACGCCATGGAAAATCCATGAGCGTTACAAAGACTTTTCCAAGCTATTTCCTCGGAAAGTTCCCTGATAAGAGAGTCATCGAAGTAAGCTACGGCAGCGATCTTGCCACTGAATTTGGTGTTTCGAATCGTGACAAAGTTGCTGAATTTGGCTCTCCCATATTCGGTATCGAATTGTCCAGCGTGCAGGCCACAAAGACCGACTGGAACATCGAATACCACCAGGGCGGTATGCTCTCTGTAGGTATTGGCGGCGGTATCACCGGTAAAGGCGCTGACCTTCTCATAATTGATGACCCCATCAAAAATCGTGAGGATGCAGAATCAGAAGCAACACGCGCAATGATCATGCGTGAATGGCAAAGCACTCTCTATCCACGACTTCAACCGGGCGCAGCGATCATCATAATCCTTACACGCTGGCATGAAGCTGACCTTGTTGCTAAGCTTCTTAAGCCAGATGAGGGCGAACCTGAAAACTGGCGCGTCATATCTCTTTCGTGCATATGCGACAGTGAAAATGATTTACTGGGTCGGAAGATTGGTCAAGCATTATGGCCGGAATACGGATTCGATGAAGTATGGGCCCAAAGGACCAAGAAAACGGTTGGTTCCTATGCCTGGTCATCCCTCTACCAGCAGAAGCCCACACCGGCAGGCGGCAGCATCTTCAAGCGTGAGTGGATGAACAAAACCTACAAGAAGCTTCCGGATGATGCAACGCTCATTCTTTCCTGGGACTTGCCTTTCAAGAATACGGAATCTTCCGCAAAATGCGCGGGCATTGCCATTGCACGAAGCGGCGCCAATTACTACTTTGTTGATGTTCTCAATGAAAAGATGGAGTTTACTGAGAACATCACGGCGATGCTCACCATGTCAGCAAAGCATCCGAAAGCACGCGCGAAAGTGGTTGAGGACAAGGCCAACGGCCCGGCTGTCATCAACACTCTCAAAGATCGTGTTTCAGGCATTGTCCCGTTCAATCCTCAGGGTAGCAAGGAGGACAGGGCCAGAGCCGTATCTCCCTACTTCGAAGCAGGAAACATCTTTTTGCCAGAGGAAGCCCAATGGAAGCACGACTTTATCAACGACCTGGTATCATTCCCGAACGGCGAGTTCAAGGATACAGTCGACGCGACGACCCAAGGCATCCTTTACCTTGATAAGCTCCTGGGAACAGTCGGCGGCCTGATCTACCGAGCATATGCATCGGACCCGGCAGCCTATGCCATCGACAGTGAAACCATCAAGGCAAAGCTGAAGGATGGCGGGTACCTTGTGAATGTTGGTATCTACCTCGGCGGTACTATGGGCGGTACAAGCCTTGTTGCCACTGCTATGTCAATCCAATACGACAGCGTAATAGTGCTGCATGCAGAGCGTTATAGCGGTGATTCTCCAGCCTCATCAATATCCTCGCTCTTTGCTGCTTTTACGGCCCATATAGACAAAGAATACTGCCCCATCACTTACACCTACTATGTGACGCCGGACGATGACACCGTATTGTACAGGGCTATACGGGCATCCATACAGGAAAACAGTATCCCTGTTCAATTGCGTGCTGCTCAGGGATCCCCGGAAATTGCACGAATCCGCCTGACGAACGGCCTATTGGACGGAAAGCGGTTGCGTATAGGTCCATCAGCTGGCATATTCGCAGAAGCCCTTCTCAATACACAATGGGATTCCAAGAGGGATGTGGATACACGCCTTACAGGAACCGGCATAGACACAGGTACTTTGGAGGCATTCGAGGCTACCATCGAACGTGATGCAAGGCGGTTCATGGAAGCCAACCAGGAGGGACGTAAAGATGTTCCATAAGCTCATAGATTGGTTAAGGCAGGTGGCGGCGAAAATGTTCGGTATTGATAAGATCACAAAGTATTTCCCGGGCGTGGCTGTTACTGACATCATGGTACAGGCCATAGAGCGGTGGATGAAAATGTATATCAACTGCTCCCCATGGCTCGCGCATGATAAGAAAAGCCTCAAACTGCCATCTGCCATTGCTGCAGAAATCTCCACACTGGTCACGCTCGAAATGCAGGTCAAAGTTTTCGGATCAGCAAGAGCGGAGTATTTGAACACAATGCTTGACCCATTCCGGGAAAGCGTGCAGAAGAATACGGAATATGCCTGTGCTCAGGGCGGCATTGTGTTCAAGCCCTATGTGGATGGCACGGAGATAGCCATTGATTACGTCCAAGCCGATGACTTTTACCCCACGGCGTTCAACAGCAGAGGGGAAATCACCGGCGCGTTGTTCTTGGAACGGATGGTTGTAGGCAATACCTACTACACGCGGATTGAGCAGCACTCATTCACCAATGACAGGAAATATGTCATATCCAATAAGGCGTTCAAGAGCATGATGAAGGATTCTATTGGTGAAGAAATCGCGCTTGCGAACATCGCGGAATGGGCTTCCATTCAGCCTGAGGTCTCAATCGACAACCTTGACGCGCCACTGTTTGCTTACTTCAAAATCCCATTGGGGAACACCATCGATACGAAGAGCCCATTGGGTGTATCGGTATACGCAAGAGCAGAAGATCTGATCAAAGAAGCAGACCTTCAGTTTCAACGCCTATGCTGGGAATACGAAGGTGGCGAACTCGCCATCGATGCAAGCGAAGATGTCTTTAGCCTAGACAAGCGTGGCAAACCTGTACTGCCGGTTGGGAAGGAACGCCTTTTCCGACCGAACAAGCTTGACCCCAAGAATGCTACAGCCGAAACGCTCATGAAGACATTTTCCCCTGCGCTGCGCGATTCGAATTACCTGAAAGGCCTGAACAATTTGCTCATGCGGATTGAAGACCTTTGCGGATTGGCCAGAGGAACTTACTCCGATCCGAACGTGGAAGCCATGACCGCTACGCAGCTCAAAATGTCGAAGCAGCGCACTTACGCCACCGTCACATCAATTCAGATGGCTTTGCAGAAGGCCATCAATGCATTGGTGAAGGCCATGGACATTCTGGCCACGCTGTATAAACTCTCATCTGCTGGCACCTACACAACGGAGTACAAATGGGATGACAGCATAGTCACCGACACGGAAGTCGAGCGCATGCGCGACATGCAGGAAGTAGCCCAAGGCGTCATGCTTCCTTGGGAATTCCGTGTTAAATGGTATGGTGAGGATGAAGCCAAGGCAAAAAGGCGCCTTTCAGAAGGTTCAGGCATGACAGACGATGAGCTTATGGGCTTTGACAAAAAGAAGGACAAAGAAGAGGACGTCGGCTCTGAGAAGGAGGAAGAATAAGGGGAGATAGGTTATGCTGACTCCAAGTTACCTCATGACAGCTGCTGAACCAATGGTTACCTTGTTCTCGCAGCTTGAGCAGGATATTACAGCTGATATCGCTCGCCGGCTCATGACTGAAAAACACCTCACCGAAACTGCTGAATGGCAGATTCAAAAGCTTCGGGAACTGGGAATGTTCCAAAAAGACATTACGGAAGCACTTTCCAAATACGCAGGCACAGGAACGAAAAGCAAGATTCGTAAGCTGGTATCAGAAGCATGCAGCAAATCTCTTGAATATGACGATAGCATTCATGTGTTGGCAGGTCTTTCCCCTACTCCCATCAATATGTCCATGGCGCTTAAGCAAGTCATAGAGGCCGGAATCATGAAGACAAACGGCCTCATGGTCAATTTCACAAGCACCACTGGGC